ATATTAATAAAAGGATATGCAGTTCCTTGTACATCTACAACAGGAAGATATGTACCAGCAGGAATACCTGTAAACGTCCTCATAAGTGTGTTGTTGGCGTACAACTTGAAGGTTCCGTTGTCAGCATCAAAAGCAAGACCGACTACATCGTTTTGATTAAACGTTAGTGAGTCTGGTGCAATACCAGAACCGTTTGCGTAGTAATAAAAGTTAGTGCCTGTATCAAAGTTACCTAACCAAAAGCCTGTATTATTATAAAGAGAACCATCTGACCAATCAGAGCCAACTTCACCAATACCAAAAGTTGTATTCGCACTAGCGCCTAATTCTGGTATAAGCTCCCAATACCATTTACCAGAAGACATACCTATAGTGCCGGGTGCATTCCTAAAGTTACTACCATCACCAACAAATCTTAGATTGCCTTCGGAGTAATCAGCACTTCCGTCATTAGAGCCTAGAGGGTTCAACGTGCAGAAGTTATTAGTCGGGCTATCAGGCATCACATCGCTGTTTTGCAATGCGTTAGGTTGCCAAGTGTTGTCATTGCCAGACAGGTCACGCCAGAACGCTGCGTCACGAGTGTCAGCGAAGGCCATGTAGATAAATGTATCCCCACTGCCATTCATTTCAGCAGTGCTAGTCTTGATCTGGAAGCCTGTGTCAAGAAGATCAACATTGTGCTGGACACTATCAACTTCTGCAATGCTATCTTCAGCAAAAAGTTGAACACTGTTTGGATTGGAAGTGTCTCTTATGTCGTCAATTATGCGCCACCTTGAACTGTTATTTGTCCTTTTGATAAGCACAAAAGCAGGCTTAAAACCAGTCGTGACAGTCGGCCCCGATGCCGACCCATTGCCAGTATATGACCCGATTGAACTATAGCCTGAGATTTCTGCGAAACAGTAGGCGATGTATGTTTGTCCAGAGCCGTTTGTGTCTGCACTCCCAAGCGTAATAACAGATGATGTAGGTGTTGTGTTGCCCCAAGCTACATCTGTTGCTGCTGCACTAGTTGAGTTTAGTATGAGCCGCTTGTCATTCCCAACAGGTTCAGCGTAAACAGTCCAAGCATTAACCACATTTCGAGTTTTAGATATAATTAATTTCGGGGCAGAATTTAGACCATGACCAATAGTGCTTGTTCCCCCAACACCAGTCCAAGAAACCACGCTAAAACCATAGTCGGGGTTTGCCTTAACTGTCGAGGTAATCGACCCATCCGTATTGCTTGCAGGTGAGCCTGAGCCTGCGTCCCAACACCATGCAACAATGGCCTCTCCTGAGTTATTTGTTCTTGCATCTGATCCAAGAGAAAACCCATCCGCATCAAAAGATGTAACACCATTAGTCACAGTAGCTTCTGCGCTAGTTGAGTTTGAAAATAACTGCTTTGATGCGCCTCTAGTTGCATCAACTAAAGTATGTTCCCAAGTGTTTGCTCTAGATTTGATCCACACTAAGTCAGGCTGAAAGCCAACACCCTCAATGCTCTGTGTCGCACCATTGCCCGTGTATAGGACAGTATTCATCCCATTCGCCACAGTGGTTTGCTCGAACGGCAGATAGAACCCGTTAGTCCCATACGAGCCAGTGTATTCCTTAGCCACCCAGACCCCAGACTTGAACTCACCGAAGTCAGTCGGGTCAAGCGCCTGCCCGTCAATGAAGTTTACTTCTGCGAGGTAGCCGTCAAATTCACTATAACTTGCTGTTAGCTGACCTATACTCCCAACAGCGTGTTCCACTGCCGTGTTCAAATAGCCGTTTCCTGATGATTTTGTTCCCCTTGGAACAAAAGTATCAAATTCTCCATTCACATAAATTGAAATTCTGTCTGATTGAGCGCTCTGATTTCCGTCAAAGACGACAACAAGATGATACCACGCAGCTACATCCCTAAATAATCTGGTGCTATTTCCCTCTACGCCAGTTGTGTCACTCAGCTTGTTATTTATATCTAAAGTATTATTTGCAGCAATAGCAATATATCCAATGTCGGAACCACTAGCTTGAGTTCCAAAAATTGGCATGAAATTATTTGTTATATTGCCCCTCTTAAACCAACAGCTAAAAGTCCACGTTGCTCGGTTTCCCGCACTGGCAGGTGTCCACGATAGGTAAGCACTGTCATCATCATTAAAGCGCAGCGACTGGTCTATCTCAGTTGGATAGAAGCCACCGCTAGAATACATCCATTGCGAAGAACCGAATGGGCCACTCATGTCAGTCCCCCTTATGCAAATGCAAGCTGTGGCGCGCCAAGCAAGATGCGACCCGATGCAGCAACAACGTATGGCACGATGTCAGTCGTGGAAGCCGCAGAAGATAGCGTTAAACCTGCACCACCCGCAGTCTCATAGTCAGTGCCAAGCGACACTGTGCGACCGCCTGTGCCATCTTGGATGAACACGATGAAGCCTGACTGACCGACTTGCTCAGTTGTTGGGTTAGCCAATGTGACGTTGCCTGTGAGCGTCAAAACAAAGTTCTGGTTGGCGCTAAAGTCGAGCGTGACAGTGCCAGTGTTGGTGGTGTCGGTGTTGGTTGTGGCAAGTGCTGTGCCAGTTACAGAGATACCTGTGGCGGCGGTGGTTAAAACTTCCGAGCCATCATGAAAAATTCCAACAGAACCCGCATCCCTTGCGGAAAGAAGATTGTTACCAGAATTAGTTTTTATTACGGTCGCCGCACCATTTGATTTAAGAATTAGGTCACCTTGACCAGCATCTTGAATTAGACTGTTTCCACCATCATGGTAAATCTGTAGGTCAGACCCAGCACCGAAGATAGCCTTGTTGTTGTCACCAAAGGACAGATCACCCGTCATAGTATCGCCAGCTAGATCAACTTTAGCGTCTAGCTGTGTCTGAATAGCAGATGTAACGCCATTCAAGTAACCAACCTCTGTAGCATCTACAGTAGAAGGCCATGTAGGTAGATTAGCATCATATGCTTGAACCGTAACACCAATGTCAGCGTCATTAAGAAGTGTTGCATCGTATGCCTGTACATCTGTACCAATAGCAAGGCCTAAGTTAGTACGTGCTGTAGCTGCATCTGCTAGATCAGATAAGTTGTTACTTAGCTGTGCATATCTTGCGTCACTTTGTGTTTTAGTATAGTGATCAGCTAGAACAAATGTACCATAAGCTACGATATCTACGATGTCATTTGCAGTAGCACCAGAAGACAGTGTAATAGATGTGCCATTAGTTGCAGTGAAATCTGTTCCTGCTAAAAGCTTAATACCATTTAGATAAACATCTACATAACCTACATCATAAGTAACAGAAAATGTAGTTTGACCAGAAGTAGCAGTGTAAGTTACACGATCTGATGTACCATTTACAGATGAACCCGCTGCTTGCCAGCCCGAGCTACTATAAACGTACATGATGTTAGTTGTGCTGTTAAAGTACAACGCACCAACAAGAAGGGTATCACCATCGTTATCTACTGTAGGCGCTGAACTTTTAGCGCCCAAGTAGCGATCATCAAAGCTGTCATAAGATGCAGCAGCAGAAGTAGCACTAGAAGCTGCGGCTGTAGCTGAGTTAGCAGCATTAGTTTCACTTGTGGCTGCGTTAGTTGCGCTGGTAGCTGCGTTAGTTGCGCTGGTAGCTGCAGCAGTAGCAGAACCAAGAATGCCATCTACGTATGTCTTAGTAGTAAGATCAGCAGCATTTGTAGGTGTGTACGTAGTGGTGATCTTGCTAGAACCCATGTCGATAGCACCAGTCATAGTGCCACCAGACAAGCTTAGCTTTGTAGCGTCTTGTGTGTCTACATAATTCTTAGTTGCAGCATCTTGGTTAGCTACAGGATCACCCATACCAGTGATCTTATTTGTTGACATAGCGATAGCGCCAGTCATAGTGCCGCCTGCTAGAGGCAGCTTAGTAGCAATACTGTTAGTGATCGTGGTGCTGAAGTTAGGATCGTCACCTAGTGCAGCAGCTAGCTCGTTAAGTGTATCAAGCGTACCGGGTGCTGAATCTACAAGAGAAGCAATCTCTGTATCTACGTAGTTCTTTGTAGCTGCATCTTGTGCTAGTGTAGGATCAGTAACGTTAGCAATAGTTGTACCAGTTACGTCAAGCGTACCGTTTACTGTAACGTTGTTAAATGTAGAAGAACCTGTAGCTGCAGTAACATTACCTGTCAGATCTCCAGTTACGTTGCCTGTGACATTACCTGTTACATTACCAGTCACGTTACCAGTTACAGCACCAGTAACAGGGCCTACAAGACTTGTGCCTGTGATGGTTGTGCCTGTAATAGCAGCAGCAGAAGTACCACCAATTATAGCGCCATCAATAGTGCCACCGTTAATATCAGCAGTAGCCAGAGTAGCTTGTCCAGAAGTTGAAACTGTGGTGAAAGATCCTGCAGCAGCACTTGAAGCGCCAATAACAGTACCATCAATATTACCAGCATTAATATCTACCGTAGCTAATGTTGAAGTACCTGTAGCACCTAAAGTAGTGAATGCACCTGTCGATGCAGAACTAGCGCCAATAGCAGTACCATCAATAGCTCCACCATTAATATCAACAGTAGCATGAGTAGATGTGCCAGTAGATGTAAGGTTAGTAAATGTACCTGCAGCAGCCGTGGTATTACCAATAGTGGTATTATCCATAGCACCTGAGTTAATGTCTGCAGAGGTAATAGTAGCTGTACCTGTAAGTGTAGACGTTCCTGTTACAGCTAGCGTACCTGATGCAGTAACATTAGTAAACGCACCAGTAGAAGCAGAGGTAGCGCCAATGGTTGTGCCATCAATAGCGCCGCCATTAATGTCTGCAGTAGCGATAGTGCCTGTAGTAAACGTGCCTGCAGCAGGAGTAGTGCCACCAATAGTAGCCCCGTCAATAGTACCACCAGTGATAACTACAGAGTCAATATAGCCAATACCATCAATGTACAAATCTTTAAACTCAGCACCTACAGCGCCAAGATCAATGTCATCATCCGTTACAGGAACAATCTTGCCATCTTGAATGCGAATTTGTTCTACTGCAGTGCTAGATACTTCACTGTAGAAGCTAATACGATTATTGCTTGTATCAACTACGACTTTGTTAAGTGCATCTGTATCTGCAATAAGAGGTACATAAGCACCTTCAGTAGAGGAGCCATCGTGCGTGTGACCCGTAGAAAAAGCAAATGTGTCACGTAGCGCATTGAGTTCAGCATTGATCGGGGCAGCTTTAACAACTGCGCCTGCGATAATGTCTGCTACGGATTGACGGGAATAGCCTGCCATTTTATAGTTTTCCTCTCTTAGCGCCTATCACCAACACCAAAGGTGATAACTAGACCTTGAATACTGTGAGATGCGTTTGTATCATTGGTAACGTATTTAAACGATACAGAATTACCAGAACCAGATATGTTTGTTTTAACAACAGGTGCAGGGTTACCATCGAATGTAGCTGTAGTATCGTACAAGGCTTCGTTATAGTAAGCTGCAGCACCTCTAGTTATGATGTCATAGTTTGTAGGGCTTAGTGTATTAATATTCTCATAGTCATACAATACAGACAAAGCAATATCGTTATCACCTTCTGATCTTAGATATGTAGATACACTGTAGATAATCTTACGCTGTTCAGGGTCTTGCATATAGATGTAAGGTGTTTGATATAAACTAAAGATAGGATCTCCATTAAAAGAAGAACCTGATTCTTGGCGGTGTACTTTACCTGTACTATCACCATGAATAACATATTCGTACTGACCAATGTAACCACTATCAGCACAAGAAGCTTCAATACCTAGAAGCTGACCAAACTCAAAGAAGTTACCCTGTGGTGTAGCTCTAATACCACCTACGATACCGATAGTATCACTTGCAGCAAAGAAGATACGGAACTGAGACTTCTCTCTGATAAGTACAGCGTTTAAGTTATCTAAGTCTTCCTGAAGAACAACGTCCGTAAAGATAGACTGAATAGGTCTAGAGATAGACTCAAGGTTAACGTCACCAATCTTGTTTGTACCGCTTACTGGGCGATAACCATCTTGTGACAAAAAGTAAACGTCACCACCAACTTCGATAACACTATCTGTAGCTAAGCAACCAAGGTCATCTGTAACTTCTAGCAAGAAGAAGTCTGCGATATTGTTACCTACAATCTTACGAATGTTATTGACACCAAAGACGTATAGAGTATCACGGAACGACTTAAGTGCAACAATAGGAAAGCCTACGTTAATTACACCAGCGCCACTAGCAGAACTAAAATCTGTTTCGTCATAAGGCGCAGAGAAGTATAGGTTGTTAGACTCTGTTGCATCACCAGCTAGAAATGCATGGTTCTTAAATACGTGAGATATCTTTGGTGCAGAAGGTGCATCTGCATGTGTAATCTGCGTATAAGTTGTACCATCATATGTAGCTGCAGGGTTTACACCATCAGTAATAAGTACTTTTTCATCGCCCCAGTTATATCTTACAAAGCGTACCTTATTAACGCCAGACATTGTAGGAGAACCAGAAGTAGTTACAGCTACCCATGCTTCTGTAGCAGTATCCCAGTAATGCAGATAATCAGAGCCAGATGTAGGTGTACGGGCAGCAAGGATACCATCATTAATACCATTAGCAACACATACACCTTTAACTGCTCCTGTACCCGGTACTGTACCATAAGTATTGCTGTATCCACTAATTCTACGATACCCGCCTGTAGTAGCGGGTTCATAGTTAATCATAGATATAGCAGAGCCTGCAGCGTTCTCACCCTGTGACAGAACGTCACGACTAGTGTTTAGACCGCCTTGACACTGTACTTTAAAGGAGGCTAGATTATCTGCCATTTACTGCGACTCTATTGATTACAGTAGAACGAATTGCTAGGTCATCATCAAGCAAGACACGGCGCATAGCCTTAATGCCATCCTCGAAGTTGTTCTGGTGAATAGCTGCACTCTGTTCGTTACTACGAAAGCGCATCATAAACATGACAGCACCATCTACAATAACGTGGTCAAAGCGAGTAGGTATGATGCATGTGTCGTTGTACAAAGTCATATCTGTTGGCGAAGACCAATAGACATACTCTATCTCATACGCTGCATCCGGGACAGGAGTGACACCAAACTTCTCTTCATACGTTTGATATACGTAGACAGGAGCGCCATCACCAGACGCATCCCCTGTATCATCTCTGCTTCTATAGGATTGAATGTATTCTTCATATGAGATAGGCTTTAATACTGTTGGAGTATTGTCTTTAGATGATAACTTCTTTAGATAGAATGTATCCCAGTCTACAGTAGCCATATCGCTTTGGAAGTCATATTGTCTTGTTCCAGCAGCAAGTGTCTGCGTATAAGTTTGTTTTAAGAAGGGCCACTCTTGTGCATCTTGAACGATAATTCTTACAGAGCTATTAACTGCATCTTTAGCCAAAGCCTGAATGTTACGCACAGAGCTAAAGCCATCGCCTGCAGTATCAAGCAACACTTCATTCATGCGTGTCAGTACTTTGTTTACTAGTGTAACGTAATTGGTAGCCATTAACGTAACATCTTTCGTGGTTCTAAGAAGGTCTTACGATTCATATTCTTTAGTGTAACTAGATCGTCTATCACAAGACACTCTATATGTGTGTAACCGTTGTCTACTGCATACTTGTATCTGTTGTTACCAATCATGCAGCGATACATCTGTTCTATGTATTCTGGCTGTGGCCTGCGGTCAAACGGATGCGTGTTAGCTTTGAAGCCTTCTTCTGTAGATAACAAGATAGGGTTTAACATTCCACGTAAGCTTAACGACTTATGAAGTGTAGTATTAAAGCTACCATCACCTAAGTTATCATTTAAGCTGTAGATATCGCTGAGATGTACAATGATACTGTCAGGATACTTATTAACTGCTCTTAGGACTTGCACGGAAGTTTGTCTCTATTCTGCCTATCTCTATGTTTGACAGATCAAAGTGTTTACTAAACAAGTCTACCCACCAGTTACCATCTTTAACTATCTTGTGAGCATTAGAGCCATCTGATAGTAA